AGATGGAATTACTTCTGTTTCCGTTTCTTCTTCTGATGGCACTGTTTCAGTTGTCGTATCTGGCTCTGTCTCTTCTGTCGTTGTTTCTTCAGGCAGCGTCTCTTCCGTGGCTGGCGTGGTGTCTTCTGGGGATGTGGTCTCTGGCTCAGGCGCTACGGGGGCGACAACTACCGCTGGTTCTGTGGACTCTGTCGGTGCTTCCGTCGTTGTTGTTGTTGAAGTACTTGTAGTAGTCGTACTCGTAGTTGTAGTCGTAGCAGGAGCAACACTGAGGTTTGCAGACTGCGTGAATAGCGATGTTGCTTCTTCAAATCCAACTGTTCCGCTGACATTTGATGCTCCATCCCAAATGTAATAAAGAACCCATGTTCCTTGCTCGTCCCATGAGTTTCCTGTGATTGTCGCCCAACGAGGGTCTTTGCGACCATTGTTGTATCCATCGTCAAGATAAATAGCAATGCCGTTATTAGTAAATGTGCTTCCGCTAATTATGCGGTTATCTGTTCCCATGTTGAAGGTTGTAGGAATCCAGGCGTTATGATAAACGGCAATTCCGTTATTGCTAAATGTTGAGTTCAATATCTGCGAGCGGTTCAAGCCAGTGATATTCGCTGCATATCCGTTATTTGTAAATGTTGAGTTATTTACTCTTGTGAAGCGATAGTTGTAAATACCTGCATTGTTATTATCAAATACGCAGTTATCTACATAGGTTCTGTTTTGAAATACCGAATCTGGCTCGCTTGCCCAAGTTGTAACGCCAGCAGCAAGTTGTGGAGTTGAACCATAGTCACCAGCAATACCGTTGTTCAGAAAGTCAAAAGTGCAGTTTGTATAAACTGCCCTTGACCCACCATTGTTATTCCAAACAGCACTACCGCCACCCATTGCAGTAAACCGAATGTTCGTTGCAACTACGGTTCCCTGTGAGTTATAGATGAGACCACCATTTGTAGCCTGACCTTGTTTTAGTGTCATGTCAGAAACAGTTAAAGAGCGCCCAGATGGGACATTAAATATTCGGTACAGATTGTTTCCATCAATGATGGTTTGTGTTCTTCCGTTGCCAGCAACAGTCAGGTTCTGTATTATCTGTGGGAGTGCACTTGACAGGGTGATTGTTCCATCAACGCCAAAGGTAATTGTGTCGTAAATACCACCAGCAGTAGCGTTCGCTTGAGTAATAGCCCAACGAAGAGTTCCATTCGCAGTTGTATCGTCAAGGCTCGTTACAACCAAAGATGTTGGCGCAGGAATATCGTTGGGGACGAAGGAGATAGTTGAGCCATATGCCGACCCTGAAGCATTAGTGACCTTTAGACGGAAGTAGTAAGTCGTTGCACCAGTTAAGCCAGAAACAACAGTAAATACGGTTGAAAGTGATGTGCCAGTGAAACTTCCAGATACTGGAACATCCACCACGGTTCCAGAGAAGTCTGCTGTAGTGCTGTATTGGAATACTGCAGTAGAACTAAAACCGTTAGGGTTTAATGTTCCAGAAAGAGTGACAGGACCATCGTCAACTGTGACAGTTGGTTCTTCAGACAAAACTATCGGAGCAGTCGCCGCAAGTGTGTCAAAGTCAAATACTGCTGACTCTGTGGTTCCAGTCTCATTGGTTGCGACAATCTTTGCATAGTAAGTTTCGCTTGGGTCAAGACCAGTAATCTCTGCGCCAATAGCCAACTCGTCCGTACCCGTGAGTGTTCCCATTGATACAGAACTTGAAGTGGCAAAACTAGAATCAGTTGAGTAAACCAATTCTGCCGTGGTTGAGAATCCTTTTGGGTTGACTGTTGATGCGACAGTCGCGGAAGTCTGGCCGATTCCACTAACCACTGGTGCGCCCAGAACGGGCGCATTATTGCCCTCTGCTGAAAGCACATAACTAATGCGGAATGATGTAGAAGCACCAGCACCAAGGGTCGGTATCTGCAGAGCAACATATAGGCCTGCATCAGCCCCTAGTTCGCCGACATTGCCCAAGTATGTTCCGCTAGTGGCTAGAGTGTTTCCAGCAGTCCAAATATCCGATGGGTCGGGTGAAGAAAATCCACCAGCCTGACGCGCCACGCGAGCACGAGCATCAAATGATTGCAGAGCAATAAACGAACCATTACCCCAACGAGATGTTGCTTGAGCCTCTGTTCCCTGACCAGTCACAGCATTACACGAATAAAACATGCCTGTGCTTATCGTTGAGCCACCGCATGTCATGTCGCCGTTTCCAGTTGCATTGTCTGGGTCAAATCCACGACCGAAATAGATGTCGCTAACTGCCGAGCCAGTTGTGTTAGTGAGCGTCACATCCGTATGTAGAGCCTGTCCTGCAGTTGGAACGCAATATCTTTGTGAAATGCTGACGCCGTTATATGGACTGGCGCTATTCCACGAAACGCATTGAGAAGAACCAGAGTTTTGAATATCGGAAACCGCACCAGAAACACCAGTTTGTCCATGGTCGTTTCTACCGAGGCTTGAACCGACTTTTACCTGCCAGCCTTCAAACGGAGAACCTGGGCAGAAGTAGTCACCGTCATCTGTTGTTGTCCCCCAGCCGTCCATTTCCCTGTCAACGCGAAAACCCAAACATGAAGCAGGGTTCTGATGAAAGCCAGATGGAACACCAGTTGAACCAAAAGCACCGTTTGCTCGTACGCCAACCTCGGCAAACTCGCCCTGCAGAAATCCTTGACTGTTTGAGATTTGTGTGTTTGTTGAAAAAGCAGCCCGCGCTGTAGGTATTGCCATAAACATTGACAGCAAAGAAATTGGCAATAGTGCTGCAAGTTGGAAGCGAACAATTCTGGTGCTCAACCTATAACGCATGTGACCCCCAGTAAATAGACATTAAATTTTACTACACAGCCTTTGTTTCTGTGCTTAATCAAGTGATGTATTATTGTTGGAACCACACTTACAAACTGGAGTTTCAATGGCTGGCGCTGGAATCAAACTTTTCTCTACTGGAGCGGTATTAACTGCAGCCCAAGTAAACACATACTTGATGGACCAGACAATCCATCGTTTTGCCACAACAAGCGACAGGTCAAGCGCCTATGCGGCCGCTGGCGTGACTCTTGCTGAGGGGATGTTTAGTTACATTGATGCAACCAATAAGTTGTATTTTTATACAGGAAGTGCATGGGAAGAAGTCGGCGCTCAAATTGAGGCTGGCGAAATAACAAATACTGAAATCGCTGTAAGCGCAGGAATTTCTCTGTCAAAACTTGCATCGGGAACCGCTGGCTATGTTGTTTTGGCAAACGGCTCTGGCGTTCCGACATACACATCAATCACTGGAGACATCAGCGTCACCGATGCTGGAGTCACGGCAATCAGTACTGGCGTAATTGTTGACGCAGATGTCAATGCCTCTGCCGCAATTGCAAAGTCCAAAATTGCAGATGTTTCAATTTCAAACAAGGTTGCTGACTACACGCTGTCACTAACTGATAAAAATAAAATTATTGAGATGGAAGTAAGTTCGGCCAATACCCTGACCGTTCCTCCAAGTTCTACAGCAAACTTCGCTGTAGGCGCAGAAATCACCGTCGTCCAGTACGGAAGCGGAAAAACTCAAATTGCCGCTGGTTCTGGAGTGACAATTCGCGCAACTCCTGGCCTTTACCTAAGAGCAAGGTATTCATCAGCAACGCTTATTAAGCGCGCTACAGACGAGTGGTACTTGATTGGCGACTTGAGCGCGTCGTGATTTTTGGAAACACCTCCAGCGCGGGGAAGTTCATTGATGCCCCAACGAGCGTAAGTGCTGTCGCTGGCGACGCTACCGCAACGGTTTCGTTTACCGCTTCTGCCTACGATGGAAAGGGAACTGCCTCATACACGGCTACATCTAGCCCTGGGAGCATTACCGCGACTGGTAGTTCTTCACCGCTTGTCGTTAGTGGGCTCACGAACGGAACCGCATACACTTTCACCGTTACGGCTAATAGTGGATACGGAGTAAGCGCGACCTCATCTGCATCTGGTTCCGTGACGCCAGTAGCGCCGACTACAACAACTACGACCACTACCACTACGACTACGACGACCACGACTACTGCTGCTCCGCCTGACTTTACGACGACTACGACGACTACTACTGCTGCGCCGTGCTCGTGCTCCACTGTCGCTTCTGGTTACACGCATGCTGGTTGCCCTGGAACCGCGAACTGTATTCAGCCGTACTACACTATTGCTTGCACACCAAGTGGCTGCGGCACTGAAGGAACATTCTACCCAGGTTCATGCTCTGGACCAAGTTGTTAATTGCCAACTAGAAAGATATAGGATAATCACATGTCAGACACAACTCCAGACCCATTTTCTGCAGAAGCAAACGAATACTATTTCTTCGTTATTGATGGGGAAGTTGTTTGGCGCCATGCAATTCCAATTGACAGCCAACTGGACGGCGTGCACGCAATTTTTTCATCTAATCCGACAATCATTAAATGCCCAACTGAATTAAAGGAAACAGTTCAGTACGGTTGGACATGGGATGGAACCAATTTCTCCGCTCCAACGGAGTAATAATGAGCCCTTGGCAGGAGTACAAGAGAAAAGTTGGTTCAACCCGACCGTGGGATGTCTTGAATCACAATGCTCCAAAATCCTCTACGCAGGAAGCAGGGGATAGATTAAGCATTTGTCTTGAGTGCCCACGACTAATTCAGTCCACAAAACAATGCCGAGAGTGCGGTTGTTTCATGGCGCTAAAGGTCAAGTTGAAAGACGCAACATGTCCAATCGGGAAATGGTAGATGCACTTATTTCAGCGAGGCTGGATTGAAATCTGTATTTATACAAATTCCTTCATACAATGATTTGGAACTAGCAAAAACTGTTGCAGACGGAATAAGAAGTTGCAGCAGTAACTCAAGACTGCATTTTGGGATTGCAAACTGCGTCATGGAGGACGCGGAAATTAAATATCCAATATGCAAAAGTCCGCACAAAATAACAATGCGCACCAGTATTGCTCCAAACGGAATTGGTGCAGGTGAAGGGCGATACACGGCAAATTCGTTTTATGACGGTGAAGATTATTATCTTCAAATAGATGCCCATATGAGATTTAAGCAAAACTGGGATATCGGCTTAATCTCATCAATAGACGAATATGTCAATATCGGGATTGAAAAACCTCTTTTATCAATGTATCCAGCATCTTATTGGTATGACAAATCAATGGTTGAAATGCGAGATACGAATAACTCTCTTACTAAAATCGCATTTATTGAAAAACTTGAAGACTTTAAAATTGCTAATTTTCCACATCAAACCGCAGTTGGCTCTCTATACGAGTGCGGATATACGCCTTCCGTATCTGGTGCAGCAATATTTTCCATTGGAGATTTATCTTCAGTAAAACCGAATAGAAAAATAGCATTCTGGGGAGAAGAATTTTTGACTGCCGCTCGCGCTTTTACTCATGGATTTACTCCAGTAATACCAAATGGCTCCTATCTGTATCATCTTTACTTTGATAGTTCAGCAACGATTGAACGCAACAAGCGCCGCCACGCATGGCAGGATTTTCCAGAAGAATGGTCAAAACTAGTTGAAGGTTCAAATAGCGAGTTGTTGAACATACTAGAAAACAACATCATTGGCGAATTTGCTTTAGGCACAAAACGAACGCTTGATGAATACTTTGAGTTTGCTGGAATAAACTTTGCCGACAGAACAGTTGTGACAAGAAGTAATTAGAATTTCTATATGGCCAAAATAGGGTCGTGATAGACTGAAGCCATGGCACTACCATCAACACCCAAAATAGGCGAAAAAGAACTGCTTGAAATAAGTCAGTTCAAATTTGAGGACCTTGGAAATGGGCTTGTTGTATTTAAGAATGTTTTCAATGTAGAGAAGTTTGTTCTGTCACACATTGACGACTGCGCAGAAGAGGCGCACAAGGGCCGATGGTCATATGTTGTCGGCGAAGACGGCGTTCAATACGGTATTAATGAAGATGGATTTAGATACAGGATGGAAGATGTTCCTGCTGCACCAGTTCGCCTTCTGGCGCCAGTAGACGAAAATACGCAAAAAGAAATCCTTGACTACTTCGTATATCTTGAAGACACAATCTATAAGTGTCTAATTAGATACATAGACATGTTCCCACTAATCGTTGGAAGCCTTTGGTGGAAAACTCGCGGGCACATCCTTCGCTATCACGAACAGGGAATCCTTGGCTGGCACCAAGACAACGACACGAACTACAAGGTGACAGAGGGTGTTCGCTATATGCCTAAAGGGATGGTTGCTTCCAGACAGACCGCTGGTGCTTTGGCTTACTTTAACGACCATGTTGAAACTGCAGGGGAACTTAATGGTGAAAACTTTTGCGGCGGAACCCTCAAATTCCCTTACCTGGGTATTGAGTACAAGCCGCAAAAAGGCGACATCATATTCTTCCCAACCAATTACATGTGCGCCCATGGCGTTACGAAGATGGAAGGCGGCACTCGCTATGCGTACCTTACATTCTTCGGACAGGGAGCCGATGACGAGGCAGCAAACATCAGGATTGTTGAAAGCAAGGATTCAAACGAGTGGTGTCCGCCTGTTTGGTTTGATGAAATCTATGATGACTATGAGCGTTACTGTAAATCCGATTACTCGCGATGGATGAAGCCAGTTGAAGGTCTTGAAGTCGGCTCCAACCCAGTATTCCAAAATAGATGCGTAACGCAATACGGGGGAACGCACACCGCAAAAGAGATTGAAAAAGATTAAACATGCAGGAGCATGCTGATTTTGGCAAGGTTTATGAAGGGCTTTGGCTCCAGGCAATCATGGATAATGCCGAGTCCATATATCAAGACTTGCTAAACCATAAGGTCTTAGTATTCAAAAACATAAATTTAGAACCAGACCAAGTTATTAACTGCTTAAAGTCGCTATCAAAAAACCATAATTATTTGAAAATTGATACCCACCAAACAAGCAAGCAGTTGTTTGACTATTTTGAAGAAAACAATAAACCACTCCCGTCAAGTGAAGAATATTTTTCTAGATGGGGTGTTGATAGATGGCATGTTGACGACTCATGGGAAGAACTGGTTGTAGACATAAGTTGCATGCACATGAGAGAACCGTCTGCAAATGGAGGAAACACAAAATTTGTGGACCTTGAACGCGCATACGACGATTTAAAAAATAGTGATATTGAATTTATATCCACAATAAAATCACCTGGTTGGAATGCGGACATCAATGAGCCACCAATGTACAGAAAACCAGAATACATGCACCCATCAATATGCTCACACCCAGATACAAATAGAATTTCTATTTTTTACAATGGACAGAATACAGTTGCAAAAGACAACGACAAGTGGGTTGAATACAAACTCAGCCTTCTTAAAATCTTTGAATCTCCCAAAAATCAACTGTCTTTAATTTGGGGAAAAAATGATTTAGTGATTTGGGACAATCGTTGCGTGGCTCACTCCTTGACTGGTGGGTTTAATCACGGTGAAAGAATTTACGATAAATACGAAATTGGCAAATCAGCAGTGACGGTCCCAGGGTTATGAAAAATACAGATTTTTATATCTACGATGGGTGGGATGAAGTTCAAATAAATCTAGAAGATAAAAAATACATCCATGTATACGAAAATTTTATTTCAGATGAAGACCTATTGAAGATAGGGGATTTCTGCCAAACAGCCAAATGCGGAGAGTCAAACCCCTTGGTTCCAATTGAGTCAATTTCAACTCTCATTGATGGTTATGAATCAGAGATAACAAAGATTCTTCGCAAATATAGAAACCTCATTTATCCACTGCTTGAAAAAACATATGATTGCAAGATAAATCCAGATTCTGGATATTCCGAAATAATAGATATCGCTAGATATATCCCTGGTACAGCATTGAACGAGCACGCGGATAAGGTGTGTGAGTCTTGGCGTGATTTAAGCAATGTTTTGTATTTCAATGACGCCTACGAAGGCGGTGAGATATATTTTTCGCAATACGGTATTGAATATAAGCCGAGTGCTGGAACTCTATTGATTTTCCCAGCAGGAGCAAATTTCTCGCATGGGGTTAGAGAGATTAAATCTGGTCACAGATTGGCTACGAGCACATTTTGGGTAGTTGAAAAATGGAATGGGATGAACTATGCCGACTGGACCAGTTACAGAAATAGCGTCTAAACTCCAATTCTCCCAACTGGTACAAATTTTTGTTCATGATTGCTTGCCTTTAGGTTTTGAAGTAAGTGTAAAACGCTTGCATTCGGTTCGTGCGGAATTTCACCATGGCCGTACCACCTGAGATACGCATATCTAACCCCGTTCGTGACTGGAGCAACTTCGTGGCATCCAACGAACGATGATGGGTATATAAATATTGAACCAATTTTTGGTTTACTGGTGATTCCCCATATCCTCCAAGATATTTCCCCACCATCAAAATCGTCATTTAAAAATGCTCCAATAGTAAGAACATTATTTACTGGAATGCTGTTTATTACTGTTACATTGTCTTCCGCGTAGGCAATGTTGCAGTCTGAATGCGGACCTATGCATTGACCGTTTTCGTATTTTATTACATATCCATTTGTTACCCATCTTATGTTTTCTATGACAACTGGAAATATCTTGCAATACTCAATTACGCATTTATGCATTGCCTGCTTCATGTATTCAATAAAATTCTTGTCTTCGTCGGGAAGGGTGTGGAGATTTGTGTAACGAATCGGAGAATATTTAATATAGTCATTTGATATTTCATACCCCCCTTCGGTTCGCATTGAACCATCTTCATTTGAATAAACGCTTTTACATGGCAATGTTTCTTCAATATGTAATTTAAATTTTTCAAACAAATCTAAATCAACTTCAAATGCGTCATCAAACTTTACAACAGCATTACCCATGTGTGTAATTATCACAATTGACCAACCTTAACTGTTTTTTGAAAGTTATTAGCAATTTTAGTATCGTGCATTCCAACATCATCGCGAAATTTGCTTAGCCACATATTTCGTTGATTTATGTCATTCTCTCCGCCAAAAACTGTTCGCGCATGTGAGAAGAATGAAAGAAAAGACCATCTTTCGCCAGACTTCACTTCCCTTACCTCGTGGCTGCCAACAAAATTTGATGGGTATATGAGGGCGTCTCCAGCATTCAGCGACAACTCTTCGCCAATCAATGTAAAAACAAACTCCCCACCCTCAAAGTCATTGTTAAGAACTACCGATGTACTCAAAGTATTGTCTATTGCAGATGACGAAATAACCTCAACTGAATTATTTTTATAAGAAGCAGCACAATCAGAATGTGGGCCCATTGCAGCATTTGTTGGATACTTAATGTAATGGAGTTGCTTATGCTCTGTTATGCATTCAACAACCGAGGGAAATATTTTGCAGTATCCAACAACTGATTCATACACTTTTCTTGTCAACATTTTTGTAAAATTAACAGAATCTATATTTTCTGAATATCTGATTGGATGAGTAAAAGAACCTGCGTCTTTATCGTATTCATGGCCGCCAGTGTCGTAAAGTTTCCCATCTCTAGTCGTAAAGCCTTGAGGGGTGATGGAGTTTTCCACCAAAGACACATCGCACGCTTTTATTTCATTGGCATCAAGCATTCCGCGAATAAGAACTATGCCATTTCCTAGGTGGGAAGCATTCATGAGTGCATTCTTTCAACTAGGTGCCACGCTGGTGAATCCTGGCTAACACCAGATGCAGCCATGTAATTTCTGAAATCATCCCTCAGTGTAGGCATGTAAACATTCGTGGATACAGCGGCGAGTTCAGGTTGGGTAATCGGGTCGGCAATAAACTCGTTTGCTGCTGGGTTTGGCGAGCCGTGAGCATACCAACCTAGATATGAATATCTATTTCCTTCTGTTACTGGCTCAACCTCATGTGCAGCCATGAAATTTGATGGGAACATCAAAATGTCTCCGCGGTTTGGGGTGTAGCGAATATCCAAATAGTTGAAATAATGTTGGCCACCAGAAAATCCATCATTTAGATATATGAGCGCAGTAACGGTATTTCTGGTTGCAAGTTGGTCTGATGGATGGTCAAATCCGTATGCATAATCTGCACTGGTATCAGAATGAGGGCCCAAAAAACGGCCGCCGTGTTCAATAGAGTAAGCGACTAGGTGGCCTTTGACTTTCCACCATATATTTTTATACGCTAAAGGAAATTCCACCAAATATTTAAGTAGATACCTATCTCGTGAATTTTCAAGAAATTTAAGAAACTCAATTACTTCGCTTCTTTCATCCCTGTGTATTGATGCTCCACGACGAGGCATGTTCATGGTGTCTTCGTAGTTGAAAAAATAACCACTTTTATTTAGGAATCCGCGTTTCCCAGATTCTGGGTCAATTGCTTCTTTGTACATATCTGCTCGCTCGGCGGAAACTGAATCTTCAGCAAAACTGCAAGCCCAATCAAAATCAAAAGTCAAGGCGTTCCTGAAGAGCACGACTCCACCACCAAGGTGCTCTAGGGGAACATCATTATAAATCATCTCTGTTTTTTTCCTTTATTACTTCTTGAATCGTTCCATTGCTTTTATTCGTCCTGTTTAGCGGAAGAGTAAGCATGTGGTGGTTATCTAGGTCTTTCCCGTATTTTGTTTTGAGATATTCAGCATAGTCTCTGAATATCTCTGGCATCCATACTTGAGATGATTTGAGTTTGAATGAATCAGAATCCGACGGACATATTCCCCTGCTTGGCTCTTCTGAACCGTGAGAAAAATACGATATATATGCATACCGAGAGCCACCAGATAATTCTTTAACCCTATGGGTCGCCATATAGTTTGATGGAAACATAATCACATCTCCAGATTTTGGTTTATGCGAAATCCCCAAATATGGGAATTCAATTTCACCACCCACATATTGGTATTGTCCGCATTCCTCTATTGATTCGGCAGAATCGTTCAGATATATGATTGCACCAAGAACATGCCTTGTTGCTACCTGCATATCTGGTACTGCGCCAGGCTGGTAGTTGACATCATTGTCGGAATGAAAGCCCATGTCGGAGCCGCTCCTGTAGGCAACAACATGACCCTGAGTTCTCCACCACAGCGAAGGAAGAATCATCGGGAATTGCTCTATGTACCTAATCAGGCAGGTGTAAACAGCATCTTCGCATTTGTTGAAGAATATGTACCTCTCATCATTTTCATCATCTGGCGCAAACCCCATAATCCTATTCACGCGATAAATATCGCTTAATGGATATCTATGTCCAGAACGGTTTATCGCGTACAGTTCTTTTCCATCGTCATCATGAATGACAGTAAAGTCCTCATGCACGACCTTTTCATGAAGTTCAGCCAAGTATGGAATTAAAAAATCATGGTTTATTTCAACCATGTTCTTAAACACGAGAACTCCTCCGCCGAGATTCTCAATTTTCATATTACAAAACCGCGTCTATTGCTTCCCTGATTGTCCAGGCTGCACCGTGGACAAGAGGCTTGTCGGCAAGGGGCCAGTCTTGCCAGTTAAACCGCGAGATGAACACACCATCCCTGCTGACCAAAAACTTTTCCCAGTTGTGTGGAATTCGCATCATCGCCTGCATTGCCTTGTTCTGCCCACGCTGAGCGGTTTCAGAAGGGTCTGCAGTATTGTCGCTAAAGTTGCGTAATTCTGGGCCCTTTAGATATGTGTAAATTGGATGTTCGTCAGGACCGTTGACATCAATTTTTTCAGTTATTGGGAATGTCACAAATGGGTAATTTTTAGCAATGAATTCAGCAATCTCCTCGTTGCTTGCTGGCTCCATTCCGCCAAATTGATTGCACGGGAAACCGACTACAGTAAATCCCCTGTCTTTGAATTCGTCATAAACTTTTTGCAATTCCCACAATTGGCGAGACGCTCGTGCGTATGACCAAAATTTGCTGCACTGCGGCTCGTATCCACATTTTGATGAAATGTTTACAAATAAAGAAATCTTTCCCCTGACCGATTCAAGCAAGTTCGCTTCACCAGTCAACGATGATATGTTCATGTCGTACGCAAAACTCATTGGTGCCTCTTTGCGGTTAAGGTTGTTGTGACAAATTCTCCGACGCTTACCGTTCCAGCAAACAGTTCGGAGTTATCCATTTTATTAAAACCCATTGAAACAGATGTGGTCATTGGGGTGTCAATGTCAAAACAGGCACTAAATGAGGACTCGTCAATAGAGTAGGTGCTGAATTTTGCGCTGCCTCGTTGAGTGGATATTTCTGCTTCTCCAGATACCTCGTCTATGAGCAGCAAGTAGTCTTCTTGACCAAATGGCGTATCTACGCTTATGACAAAACTATGAGCGTATTGCTTATCGTGAATAATGTTCTGTGTGTTCACTTACTTCTCCAGATAGAACCCGTTGTTCAGCAATCCTAGTGGTTTTTTGTCTTCGGACCAGACATTGACCACCAGTACCCTGCGAATGCCGTTTTCTGCAGGAGTGGTGTTATGAAGGGCGTGTCCAGCGTCAAATATGATTAACCTGTTTGGCTTAAACGCAATTCTCTCGCGTTTTTCAATTGGGGAAGCCATGGAATCAAGCATCCCTCGCTCAAGTTGGGATTTGCTCCCATCTTTAAGCAAGAATTCATGCAACTCCAAAAATCCACCATCTATTGACTCGTGGTCTGGGTAATACACGCAGCCAATAGTCGGGCCATTGAATATTTGCTGTTCTTTGTAAAGATGAGAATCTTCATCAATATGCAAGCCTAAATACTGGCCTGGTTTAAATGTTTTGGCCCAATACTCAAAACCAGATATTTCATCTTCTGGAAGCGGTAAATTGTCTTTCCATATCTCCTGTATCACTCGCTTTTTGAGTGTATTCGCTGGAGACCTCCACCACCCATCCCAGAACATATACGGCGAAAAATATGGGGACTCTGGGTCATGGTACTGATGAATTGAGTAATTTACTTTTTCGTCATCACCCATTGATTCTGGGAAAAAAGACTTATCGCTCCTTATCTCGTCCAACAATGACTTATCGGTAATGAAATTATCTAATACTTTCATTGTTTTGTCACAATCGTGAACCCGTAGTGGAGAGGGATGTGATGGACAAAAACAGAGCCATTTGACTTCAACTGTTCATGAAGGTCGTGCATTGGGTGTCCATACATATCGTTTTCGTACAAAAATGCCCAATCAGATGTACCGTTTATCAAAATAACACCATCGTCTGAAAGCAGATTTATAAACAACTCTATTTGAGATAGTGGCATGTCAATTTGGTTTACCCAAAGTTCTATCAAATCAAATTTACGACTGCTACCAGCAAAAATTTCTTGCATAGAGATGACATCGTATTCAAGTTTTGCAAATCTTGAGTTTATTGTTTTGAAGCATTTCTCAAAAGTATTTAAAGATATCCCATTTAGGAGTGTGGTTTTTATGTTGCTTTCACAGCACTGGACTACACGGGTGCTTGAATAGTCTGGTCCACACAACAAAACAGTTGACGGATTCTTTAGACCATATATAAGGTCTTGAAATATTTGCGAGATTGTGTATGTCCTAAAAGAACGCTCATTTGTCTGCTCAAACATTTCCCACGGGAATATTGCTAAGTCAACACCACCAGTCGCTATGTTGCGCCTGTCAAAATCCATTGACGCAGCAAAATCTGCCATCAACTTTGATGAATACCCATAATATTTACCAGGAAAGTCATCTGAATGGCTTTTGGTTTTTGAAAAGATATCGGCCAGATGAGCAAGATTGTAGTTAGCGTCCATTTTCAATAACCTGCATTTTGTTAAAAGACCTTCGGACGCCTCTCAAAAGCGCAATATTTTTTCTTTTTATGTAAGTCTGGCTCGCCGTATCGCATGGTTGACCATGTTTATATTTGTAGACATCTCGTATTTTTTCAACAATTGCATCTATTGTCGTTGATGCGATTTCTGAATCCGAAAACCCAAGAATGTACATGTAGGCCATAAATTCCGACTTGTTGAATTCAAGGTCTAAAGTACGGTCATACTTGAACTCCGCATTTGCGGCGCATGTATCGGATGGAGAATTCCATGAAATTGTTTCCCCATTTGGGAGACTCTCAACAGGTGGTCCATATAAATGGCAGTGTGCGCTATCCCCATCAACCACCCACGACTCACTCTTGGCATCCCAGAAAACAGTTGAATTGTCAAGAGATTTAAAGTCAACTGGGTCAATCCCAATTATTGGTTCATTCTGCATGACCAGTCAACTTTCTGTATGCGTCAACTTCATGCATAAGGCAACAATACGAATCGTACAGTGCAGAAGACTTTTCAACTGGAATCTCTTTTAACGAAAAAGCATCAACACCAAGTATTGACGACAAAGTTTTAATTGAGCGTTCTAGGTACTGTGTTGCTTGTTGTCTTGAAAAGTCATTCATATCTAACCCCTATAAACGCTCATGTCGGGTATCTCGGTCGTATTTGGCTCAATAGGAGCAAAATTGAAACTTACAGCAACTCTTGGTTCTTCTGACTGATGCATTGTCGTAAAGTGCGGAACATATGAATTGAAGAATACTACCTTGCCAATTTCTGGTTTTATTTTAACCATTGACTCAATTCTATTAAATGCGAAAGAGTGCAGTACGAGTTCGGCTGAATCATCGTCAGATGATGTGTATACAACTCCACTCCAATATTCTTCTGGCCGCATATGGGTATTTGAATGGTGTGAGTGGTAGGAGACAGATTCGCCCTTGAATGTTGAGACCGCCCATATGTCAATCAGTCTTACTTTGACTGGAAGTGTATTACTGGCAAGGAGTTCAATTTTATTGCGCAACGCAGCACATTCTCCTGTTTGCGGGTAAACACGAAAGCCGTACCCTTTTTCAAAAATTAATTTTTGTTGTAATACATCGTTTGTTACAGTTCTGTAATCAATGCCGCCGATGCTGTCAACATAGGCGTGGGTTGCCATAAGCGTTATGGATTCGCTCATTTTGGTTCTTGTAGTTTTGGTAGTCCCAAAAATTCTGGACCAATACGGTTACCGTCAGCATCAAGGCCAGTTTTGATTCCCTTTGTCCATGTCCACGGATTTTCCTGTTGGTTTTTCATTTTCATTTCACCGTATTTTTGGCGCTGAGAGACAAATTCACCATCTTCAAATAAATCAGTAAATTCTACTTCCGTATTTTGAAGTAGTGAATTATCAAATATATGGAAAAACATAAACGGACTTCCAGCCTCAAATATCACTGGTTCATTTATTTTGTTAATTTTCCAGTTCATCTCAAATGGGTCTGGCCACCAACTTGATGGGATTATTGCCGACAATGCTTCTGCTCCGTCAACAAAATAATTCGGGGAACCACCAATCCAAAGGTCGTACCCAGAGTCCGTTTGAAATGCGCAGTTGGTTCTGAATGAGACCATCCCAGATATATTCCCACTCGCTATAGTCATTCCACCGTACTCCCCACCAGAAATGATTTGTGCAGGGTTTGCAGTGCCATCCCATTGAACAACAACATCATGGGGTAGACACAATTCCCAGCCGTAGACATTTGCATAGGTCATTGGCAGGCACTGATAGGCATGCTTGTTGTATGTTGCGTCCATCCAATCTCGCTTAATACGAGATTGCTTTACTATTGGTAGTTCGTTAGAACTTCTTTTAATAGTTAGGCGTGGCATCGTAAGGATTTTTCTTATCCGTGTAATCGTGGAATGTGTCATTGTAGTCAAACATTGTTACTGCGGCATACTTAGTGCCTTTTGTGACTGGCTTTGAGGCGTGAGCATAAATAAATGTTGACGGAAACAAGATGATGTCGCCATATGTTGGCTTAAAAGACATCTCTAGGTACGGAAACCATAGTTCTCCACCTTCATACTCATCATTAAGGTACATAACCGACGAGACCGTGCACACATACGAGAAGCCATGGTCGCTGTGCACATTGAAGTGTTGATTCTCCCTGTACCTCACATAATTAATTGCTTCCATGAAATTCATGCTTATGTTGTATTTGCTTTGGTAGTCCTGCAGACATGGGATTAAGCCGTTTTTTGTATCTTCGTAGATGTTCTTCATTTCTGAAAATTCATCAGGAAGATGTTTGATGTGCTCATTACTAATCTTGCAGTCAACGCAGTCTCTGTACTCTGGCATTTTCTGCCCATATCCGACTAGAGCGTCCATCCACATAAACGGCGCTTGCGTGCTATTGCCTATAGTCTCTTCAAGGCGTTCGGGTAGTCTGAGTTCTTTTCCAAGCGCGTTCCTGTAGGCGATAATCCCAAATTTTCTATCGCCGATGTATTCAAAATTCATTGCTTCCCCTTAAAGAAGTTCTTCAACTGAATAAAATGTAGGTGTTGTAAATCTATCGTTTCCGATGACTGTTTTTACCCCATGTAAATAGTGAATATCTCCTGGGTGCATGACGGCTAAACCAGGTCGTGGCTTAACTACCAAGTCGTGTTCTGGGTAGTACAACTCCCCACCGTCAAAATCGTCGTTGTAATAGAAGAGGCCATTGAGGTCATAGTCGGGAAACGGATTGGGGGACCCATCAAGCATCTGTTTATCTGCATGTGGGCGCTGCTCAAGCCCATCAAACCACCTAACTATGACAGGACTTCTTTTGCTTAGTTTGACTTTATAAAAATCTTCTGAGTATTTCTGAAGTTTTACGATATATGAGTCAATAATATCGTGAACTTCTGGACTGTATTTTTTGATTAGGTGCGCAGGGCATTGGCGATTATTCCAATATTTAGCGTCGTAAATGCAGACTCCGTTTTCATCGTACTGATTTTCTGCTGCTGGGTTTTCCCATTCGGTTATTGATTTCGCAAATCCGTAAATTTTCTTCAAGTCTTCAAGTTCAATGAAATTATCAAGAATCAAAATATTGTTTTTTGTGGTTCCAAAATAGCCAGGCTGAACTTTCCACGGGGAGGTCATTGTTGAATCCTAGCCGATTATAGAATCTTGAAAAAAGCATTTATAGAGAATCTCTCCCCCTTGGTCACTGGCTTGATTTCATGCACCATTGACTTGGTTGAGGTGTTGCTTAAAATAACTGCAGAACCACAAATTGGTTGCCACGAAACCCCTAGTTCCTCAAAATGTATAGAACCACCTTCAAAATCATCATTTAAAAACATAAAACAACTGAAGTCAATATCCACCAATTGAGTACCATTCAATACTGGACCGTCCTGGTGCGGTGGCATTGTTGCACCAGTTGTACCACGACGAAATATGGTCGCCATGAGGTCAAGTTTTTCTATGTCAAACATGCTGCTTATATGCTCGGATACTAAAGAGACTTGCCTATCAGCCAGCGCCCATAGTTCCGTGTCTTCGCGATAATTTATTGCAAAACCATTGTTTTTAGTTGGTTTTGGGTCTGCTGAAAAAGACGGAACATAATAAGGGGACCCATTACGAAGTTTTGTAGGTGCTTCTTCCCACCCCATATTCCCAACAGAGTTATCTGCTGTTGATATTTGTTTCCCGTCTTCAGTTATTTCAAAATTGAATTTTCCATCTGATTTTATTGCTAAATCAACAATATCTTTAGCGTCAATATCGGAAATAAAATTTGGGAGAATTGTAAGACTTGTTGTTTTACGCTGCATACGCCCTCTTTGTAATAGTTGAAGCGATTTTATCGCATTCAACTACTTAAATGCAGGTGGGAAAAACGGAGGAAAGTATGGTGGAAAGAACGGTGGGAAAAACGGCGGAAAGAACGGTGGGAAAAACGGCGGAAAGAACGGTGGGAAAAACGGCGGAAAGAACGGTGGGAAATATGGAGGCGCTACTGGCGTTACGGAGTTTGAAGAAGCAGAAGTACTGGAGCCATATACGGTTGATGCTGTGACCGTAAATGTATAAGCGGTTCCGTTGGTCAAACCAGTCACCGTTATTGGTGATGCTCCAGTTGCGGTAAGTCCACCAGGACTTGATGTTGCAGTGTATGTGACCGACCCAGATGTGCCAGTGGCTCCAGCGGTATAGGCAACTGTTGCTTGCGCGTTTCCAGCAGTTGCTGTTCCAATTGTGGGCGCTGACGGCTTGATTCCAGGAGTAATGGAGTTTGATGCAGCAGAGGTGCTTGAACCGTATGCGTTCGTAGCCGTAACGGTAAATGTGTACGCGGTCCCAAGGGTGATTCCAGTTGGCGTGATTGGAGAAGCACCACTACCGCTAGCCCCAGAAGGTGTGGAGGCAACAGTGAATGTGACTCCACCAGAACCAGCCGAGCCAGCAGTATAAGGAACAGAGACGGCACCTGTTGTGTTATTAAACGATGCTGTACCAATTGTTGGCGCACTTGGCTTAATTCCAGGAGTGACAGAACTTGAAGCAGAGGAAACACCAGATTCAACGCCATTTGACGCAGTGCCCTTGACGGTAAATGTGTAGGCGGTTCCAGCCGTGAGCCCGCTAACAACAATCGGGGAGGAACTGCCAGTTGCGGTAATGCTTCCAGGGTTAGATGTGACCGTATAAGAGATTGTGCCTTTACCTATGTAGGTGGAACCAGTAAACGGAACAGAGACATTGCCATTCGTATTGTCAAATGTTGGTGTTCCAACAGTTGGCGTAGTTGGTTGTTTACCACCACTATCAAGAGATTGATTTTGTGCTGCCATAAATTATGCCGAAAGGTCTCCTACAGCCACCCATGAGTCTGATGCTCGCTTGATTAGCGTAACATACGACCATTGGGCCCGAACCTTCAATCCTGGGGTGCCGTTAACCGTGACCCCAGCACCTGGTGTGATTGTGGTCTGCCCAGAGCCAGTTTGGAGCACATTTATCTGAGTTCCAATTGGATAGTTGACAGACGATGCTGGCGGGATGGTAAGTGTGTTTGCTGAGCCAACTCCCATTTCAACAATTTTTGACCTGTCGCCTAACACAAGCGTATAACTTGCTGTCTGGGCATTCGTGACCACATCAGCCAATTTTGACAGGGCAATACTGGCGGCGCTATTGATGTCTCCATCAACAATTGTTCCATCGGCAATCATTGAACTGGTAATCGTTCCAGATGGAGCACTGAAGGTTCCAGTGAAGGATGCGTTATTTACTGGTGCATAATATGAACCATGTTGGCCATCAAGGAGGCCTGCGTTCAGGTTGGTTACAGCAGTTGTTGAAGCAACGGTTAGCGGAGCGGTGCCAGTTGCAACAGTGCTTTCGTATGTGTTGGCAACAACATCTGCTGCCGCGTACGAGGCGTGTGCCGTATTGATTG